ATCTAAATATTTGTGCTTCACAAAGATACAAAGGATCTATAGTAAACTCATATACTTATGTTAAAGCGATTGCTGAAGAACTCCGTGGTCTTGCAGTTGAAAGTAATGTACCAATCGTCACTGCTACTCAGACTACTCGTTCGGGTTTTGGGAGTAGTGATGTTGATCTTACTGACACAAGTGAGTCTTTCGGTCTCCCTGCAACTGCTGACCTTATGTTTGCTCTTATTTCTACCGAAGAGTTAGAAGAGATGAATCAGATCATGGTTAAACAGTTGAAGAATCGATACAATGATCCTACAATGAATAAAAGATTTACTATAGGTATTGACAGAGCGAAGATGAGGTTGTATGATGTAGAGGATACTGCACAAACAGATATAATTGATGCAGGAAAAGAAGAACTTACTAAAAAGTTCGCAGCAAAATCATTTAATGAATTAAAGTATGATTGACTTTGACAAATACACTCAATTCGTAGACGCTGTTACGTCTGACGAGAGTAAACATGGTGGACATTTTCAAGATCGTTTGAGAAATTTATACTCAAAAGATTTTGATTCACACAGAGCACTAACTGCTGCACTTGGTCTATGTGCTGAGTCAGGTGAGTTTACTGAGATAGTAAAGAAGATACTATTCCAAGGTAAACCAGTTAGTCAAGATAATTTATTCCATATGAAACGTGAACTGGGTGACATCATGTGGTATTTTATTCAAGCATGTATTCTTTTAGATACTACACCCGAAGAAGTCATTGAAATGAACGTAGATAAACTCAAGAAAAGGTATCCTGGTGGTGAGTTTGACGTACATTATTCGGAAAACCGTCTGGTAGGAGATGTATAGTGATTCAATTAATTTCGGTATGTCTTATAATTACTATTGTAGCAGCAGTTTACGTATTAAAATTCTATAATCCACACTAAGATGGCACTCACACAACAAGTATCAGATTCATTAGATGATGCAAAGGCAGCATTGAGAAATGCTCTTTCATTTGCAGCAAGGACTGAAGAACCATATGTTAGTAAACATATAGCAGATGTTTTAATGGCAATAGAGACTATCAAAGACACTCATAGTTATCTTTCAAATCTTAAAGATGTGTTAGGCGAAGATAAATAGTTAAAAAACGATGGCTACGAACGCTATAGAGACAGCAAAGCAAGAGAATGGATCGAGAGCATTTTTTCAATCTATGATCGAGCAGAATAAAGAACCATCAACAGGACAGATGAAGGCAATCTATGGTGGTTATGGTCCTGAGTGGAGAGAAACATATAGAAAACAAACTACTGCACTGAAGAAATTTTTAGGTGGTAGTAAAGGGTATGAGTATTCAAGAGATACTGGTATCATGCCTATGATAGAAAGTATTGCAAAGAAACAGTGTGGTGTATCTGTAAAGGATCGTTGGAATCCTATGGATATTGTTATGGTAAAGAAAAATAAGAAAAGAATTGTAGAAGGAACTATAAAAGAACTGACAAATATAGATGGGATGTCTAAAGAATCAAGATTGAATGTCTTAAACATGTATATGAAAGACGCACTGAAAGAAAAAATTCTTATAGGTGTATCATTGAAAGCTATATCAAAAAATAAAAAAGTTGCTAATGCAGAGTTGGCAAATGCAAATGGAAAAGCATCTCCTATTTCATTAGATTTAGTTCCCAAGTCTCTTAAATGTAATCTAACATTAGGTAAGAAAAAAGATTTTCTATTTGATACTGGTGAACTTGGTTTTGATATAAAAACAACTAAAGGTGGACAGGTTCATGGACAATCCAGAAACTTTCAATACTCTAAAGCAAGGAATTTAGTACAAACTGATCTAACACCAAAGGGAAAAGATGCAGGTGCTAAACTTGGGAAAGTATCAAGCATTGCATTGGAAGCAATTCTAAAAGACTTAGGATTAAAGAGACCAGAATCTGCATCAAAGCATAGAATGATACCTCCTGTAGGTAAATGGGAGGAGAGTCAAATTAAATACTGGAAAGATTTGTATACAAAATTAAAAATATCTAACATGATTGATCTTGGTGAGGTTGCAGTATATGAAAATAGTCAGAGGATAGCAGAAGGCATTGATGATGTAATTGCATACGCTATAAATTATGAAACAACTGAGGCAGACAGGAGTTCTGGTGGTAGATTTTCTTCTAAGTTAATTGCTATGGAGTGGGCACATATATGGATACAAATTTCAAAGAAAAAGAAAATGAAAGAGTGGTGTACAGCACTATACTATGGTGCTAAAAAGGAATTTGGTAGTAGCAACGGTCCTTTCCTAAAAATTTATTAAGGACACTTATCAAACTGTCCACCCTCACTCACTTTAGGTACGAAAACCTGTTATAATATGGATATACGACAGGATGAAATGCCAAACAAACACCTCGAACACCCAGAAGATATAATCTTTGATGGTCGTAGAGCTGCTCTTAATGCGATCACAGAAATGATCTCTTGTAAGACTGTTGGTATCAAGTGGGACGGTGCTCCTGCTGTAGTATTTGGTACTAATCCTGCCAATGGTAAATTCTTCGTAGGTACAAAGAGTGTCTTCAACAAAAAAATCCCGAAAATCAATTATTCCTTCGACGACATTGAGACCAATCACAAAGGGGATGTGGCAGACATTCTTAGGTTACTGTTTCATTTTGCTCCTCGTGTCTCTGGCATTATTCAAGCTGACTGGATTGGTGTCAGTGGGGCACATTCTTACACTCCTAATTGTTTGGAGTATCGTTTTCCCTTTCAAGTCCCTGGCTATATTGTCATTGCTCCACATACTTTTTATGAACAAGTTTCTGCGGATGCTATTGGTCACATTGGGATTAATATTGGCAGTTCACCTACTTGTTACTGTGTAGGTGCAACTGATGCATGGGCATTTGTAGAGAAAGAACTTAACTTTAAAGATCAATGGAAGTCATTTATACCTGTGTTTAGATCTAAGACTCCTAACCCAAAAGTTGCAAAGAAGATCAAGCAACATGTCAATAGTTTTATACGTCAAGGACTTATTCCTGATGCACAAGAAATGTATAACTCCTTACCTGATAAATATAAGGGAGAGGTTAGTGTACATACCTTCAAGGCATGGCATTATATCTACCAACTGAAACAGCGTCTACAAAAATCTATTGTTGTAAGCGGTGATGTTGAATGTTTTATTGATGGAGAACCTTCTGATCATGAAGGTTATGTGATTAATTCAAAGAACCCATATAAAATTGTAGATCGACTAACCTTTAGCAGAGCAAACTTTAATCTTAGTAAAAATTGGAAGAATGAAAAAGTTTAGTGCTTTCCTAAAAGAAGCTCAAAAATCTTTTGCTGCCCAAGAAGCGGAAAAATTAAAACTTACGCACGTTGGATATGGCAAATATGCCGATCAGACTGGTAAGGTTACTCATATGAGTAAAGACGGTAAACTTACAAAGTTATCGGGAAAAGAATTAGCAGGAGGAACCGAGAATGGAGGACAAGAAACTGAAGGAGGCGAGGGTCAGGTCGATCAAGGTAGCATATCTATTACTTTTGGAAGATTTAATCCCCCTACTACTGGACATGAAGCACTTCTCAACAAAGTAAAAGCTGCTTCTAAGGGAGGAGAGTATAGAATATACCCAAGTAGATCACAAGATCCTCAGAAAAATCCTTTGGATCCTGGCACGAAGATCAAGTTTATGAAACAGGCATACCCTGATCATTCAAATGCAATACAGAGTAGTGAAGATATGAGAACTATCTTTGATGTATTAACTGCTCTTGATGGTGAAGGATATAGTACAGTCAACTTAGTAGTTGGTGGTGATAGAGTTAGTGAATTTAATTCATTAGCAACAAAATATAATGGTGACTTATATAACTTTGATGATATTAAAGTTTCTTCTGCAGGTGACAGAGATCCTGATGCAGAGGGTGTGGAAGGAATGAGTGCATCCAAGTTACGTAAGGCAGCGATGGATGATGACTATGATACATTTGTGTCTGGTATACCAGAAAAATTAGGTAGGAAAGGAAAGCAGGAACTTTTTAATACGTTAAGACAAGCAATGAATGTTCAAGAAGATCTTGATGATTTTCATGATGCATCATATACATTGTATGAGATTGCACCTAAATTAGATCCTCAATCACTAAGAGAACACTATTTTAATGGTCAACTTTTTAAGGTAGGACAGTTGGTAGAGAATGTTAATACAGGAATACATGGTAAAGTTGTCAGTCGTGGTAGTAACTATGTCATCTTTGTAGATGAGCAGGAAAGAATCTATCGTTCATGGTTAAAGGACTTACAAGAGATAAATCAAGTAAAATATTTTAACTTCACACCTGCAGGTGAGATAGGAACTGATGATTTAACTAACTATGTTCGTAATTTAACGCCTGGCGAGTTTGTAAAGAAGATAAATAAAAAGGACAAGGTACTAAAATGACAATGAACTCTTTCGGAATAAACGAACTTCCTGATATGACTGATGCCTATAAACAGGTACAGGAAAAAGCAAAGAAGGATTATGATGGTGATGGCAAAATAGAAAGCGGTTCTAAAGAACATGCAGGTGCTGTACATAATGCCATTCAAAAGAAAAAAGGATTAAAACCTGACGGAAATGATACACGTAAGGAAGAAGTAGAAGTAGAAGAAGGTGCTTCATATGGTTTAACCAAAGGAACTGGTAAACCAGGTGGTGCAATGAAAGCGTTTCTTGATGCCAAAGCAAAGAAGTTAGAAGCAGAAAAGAAGAAACAAAAACCAGAGTATAAAAACAACCCTGCATTCGGTGATGCAAGTCATCATTCAAACAAGAAGATGAAAGAACATCATGAGAAAGATGCTGACGGTAAGGTTATTGAGCATGAGGAGACAACTCCATCATCTGTTGAAGAGGGAATGAAGACAGCACGTAAGAACGTTGGTGCTGACACATGTTGGGATGGATATAAAGCGAAAGGAACTAAGAAAAAAGGTGGTAAGGAAGTACCTAAC